AGCGGAGCGTACTGTTGCTGTGCTTGTTCAGCTTGAGATAAAGCCCCGCCTGTAAGACCCTGTAATCGGTCTTGATAGGCTTTTAACTCAGGACTAACTGTGTATCCAGCACCAGACAGATAACCGCTAGGATCAAATTGGAAGTTTGAAGTTCCATAGCGAGTAGTTACACCCACAGGACGAAACTTAGCCGCTTCAGCCGCAAGTCTTGCTGACTCAAGATTAGCTTGTGCAGATTCTCTACCCGCACTTCGGGTGGCATCGGCTTGCATTGCCCCACCAAGTAAACTAGCTCCTGCTGCTATAAATGCTGCTGGCATATCATTCCCCTTTAATCAAAATCTCATCTACTTTAGACGGGTCTTTTTCGTCTGTGGCATGAATACAAAACCAAACACAATCTGTTATTGCTTTGACTCCATGAGTCAACCCTGCTTCAATCTCAATACACGCTGGCGCAGAAACAATGTCAATCTCAGTACCACGCAAAACAGCAACCTTGCCATGTGCCAAGATAGACAAGTGACTGAAGTTGTGTGTATGCTTCAAGATGCTCATTCCTGCTGTGAAGAATGACTCTTTGGCATACAACCCATCACTGAAATGATGAGTAATGCGGAATTGAGGGTCTTGAATTATCATACTGTCTGTTTTCAATTTATACAAACCAAGTAACCACAGAATACCTTGTTCCTGATGTGACAGGAAGTATTTCATGCGGATACATAAAGTTAGATGGGAACAGAATTGCAGAACCTTTTGGAGTCTTTGAAATCATCTTTCGATCAAAGAATGCAAAATCTCCACCCTCATATTCATCATTAAGCACCAGTGAACAAGAAATGCAACGATTGTACTTTTCAGATGAATCTGTGTGTTGAGTGAAAAATTGCCCTGTCTGATACCGCAGCAGTTCATATCCAGAGTCTTTTGTGATTCCAGATAAAGGGTACAAATCTGCATATTTCTGAATGGCAGAACCAACAACATTAAACAAACTTGCGTCAAGTTTTGCTCTAACTTCTCTGTTTCTGTCTATTACCTCTTGGCGAGACATAGCAATTGCTGTAGCTGAACGAATTGACTTATTAACCGTTTCGGAATAAGAACCAATGGCAGTATCTACCCACTCGTCTGAATTGACAAACTCATTGCACAAAGCATCACACAAGTCCAATGGGACAATGTTTTCAAAAACTTTGATGTAGTCTTGAAGCATTTTTGTACCTGATTAAACAGTGCGTTTCCACATATAAACAGTGATGTACGGTTGGTAGTTAGCATTTATTGCACTTACACCCTCTGTACTGTTTGTACCTGATGGAGTTCCACCAGATACACTGCTAGTAGATACTTGTGATGGTCTTGGCATCAGTTCCACGCCTTGTGATCCACCACCACCAAACAAGCCAGTACCGTAGTTAATAGTATGGGCGTGGGTTGGTAAAGCACTGCCAGTAAAAGTGTGAGTGTGGCTTGAAAGAACAGCATCTGCACTACCACCAGTTTCTTCAGCAGTGTCAAACAGTGCATTGCCTGAGTCAAAACCAACCATGACACGACCAGCACCAAATGCAGTCCATGTGCCAAAGCCAAGCAAAGTCGCAGGGTTGGTGCTAACAGCAGCATTTGTGTAAATAGAACCAACTGGATATAAAGCCGCTAATGCCGCCTGAACAAAAGCAGTTGTAGCAATAGCAGTTGTACTATTAGCAAAAGATTGAGTGGTAGCAATAGTGCCTGTTGGAAGTGTTGGTGTACCAGTAAAGGTAGGACTAGCCAAATCTGCCTTTGTTGCAACAGCAGTAGCAATGTTATTGAACTCAGTGTCAATCTCAGTACCCTTAACAATCTTTAAAGGGTTGCCAGAAGATAGAGCATCTTTGGTTGCAAAATTAGTGGCCTTTGTGTAATTTGTCATATCTATCCTTAACTTAATCTACCTTGTTTAGACTGAATCTCAATCTTTTGAAATGACAATGGTGTCCCATCAATGTCAGACTCATACCCTGATTGCACAACCTTGCCAGAGCCTGATGCTGAAATAGTCAATGTTTGCAAAGCAATGCCATCAACATACTCAGCAATGACAGTAGCGTTTGCACCATACTCTGCAACACCATACAGACTCTCGCCTTGTGTTGGGATAGTTGCACTGTCAGACAAGTAGTTGGTCTTAAAGTCAAAGCCCCATTTAAATGTAACTACTTGATTACTTCCACCAATCACGACAGTAGACAATTTCTTCAAAATAGAAGTGATATTTTGATTGCCAAGGTCAGCATGGTTTGTGTAGTACAGCATCCTATATTCAGCATCATGGTCTTGGAAAGTACCATACTTGCCTACATAACCATTCTTACCAACTAATAAATCACCATTTCTGCGAGACAACAATGATGTTGGTTCTATAGAGTCCCAAGTCGTAGCCCTTGCCGCACCATCAGGTAAGTAGGCTTTTGTGTCAAAGCAGAACACTGACTTTGTACTAGGTGTAGTCAACAAGTAAAAGGCTTCACGCTCAGAATAAACAGACTTGATGTTTGCTAATGTCTCACCAGCCACAGTCTCCATCAAGTCATTGCGAATGTTCTTAGATAAGTCTCTCTCAGGAGATGACTTTTCTTGAATGGTTCTCATTAACGATCTAACACCAGAGTTAGACAAGAACAGCACATCAGTGCTAGTCGTTTGAATACTGTCTCTAGCAATACAACCAATACCCTCAACAGTGTCATATAGAGACATTGATGCTGGTGTTGTGGCATTTTGGTAAATCAGAATCTGACGCTTACCAAAGATAAACAAGAAACCATTGTGTGCCGCAAGACCTGTGATCTCATCAGCACCATTCACCCACACACGGTCTACATTTAAAGAACCTGATGTACCTGTTGACCAAACATGACCAGCAATCAAGTCAGAGAAAAAAACTGTTGCGTTATTGGTTGTAGTGTTTGCCGCCCACAATCTACCAAAGGCAGAAATTGCAATATTGGCATCAGGCACAGTGCCTACATAACCTGTCTTCTCCGACACTCTACGAAATGTTGTAGTGCTTACAGCAGGGTCATAGATCAGTGGGTTAAACCCCGACTGAAAGAAATATGTGATGTTGTTTAAAGACGCTGTTTGCCAGTTGCTTGCGGTAATGGTTGGTGCTGTACCACCACCCCCATAAGTCAATTCCACAATAGCATTAGAACCATCAAGTTTAAACAACTTGTTGTTACCAGCAAACAATACAGTCAAAGTTCCATCTGCCTGTACCAACTCATTCATCACAGTAACATCGTTTGCCCCTAAGTTACCAGTAGATGAGTTAAGCCTAGAAAAACCTTTGCGTGAGCCAATCCGACCATACTGGTCAATGATGCAGTTTGTTGCAACCAAAGCAAAGCCAGCATTCAAATCAAGAGGCGAGTCTTGAGTGTTCAACCCATAAAATCCGGGGGCTGAAATGCTTGCAATTTCTATTTGCTTGCTCATATTGCTACAAACTCCTGATTCTCAGGGTAACGAGTGCCTTCCAAAGCAATGTGGTCAGACAACATAGATTTGTATAACAGATACGCTTCAGATGAAGACAGACCGCCATCCTCGCCACGTTCTACCAATGCTCTTGCATAAGCATTCTGAGCAACCAAAGTATCAGGGACAAGCACAACTGTTGAACCTGATGCTAGAGTAGCTTGTGGCACTGTCAAGGAAAACTTGATTGTGTATACGCCATCAGGTATTGGATATAGATTTACCTTGGTGTCGTAGCTTGCATCAACACCATCAAAAGCAAATTCTGTAGGGAGAGAGTTGACTAGTGGCGTAAAGTTTAACTTGCGGTTCATGTCCACAAAACTGATGTTTATCAAGCCAACATTACTTGTGGTATTGATTACATCCATTACTTGAAACTTCTGTCCTGCACCTGTCAACGAATAAGCTGCTGTAGATGCAACGGTTGTAACTGTGATAGTTTGACCCAACACATTCCATGAAAAGGCATCTTCAATTTGACGCTTTGCGTCATTGACAAACTTGCCAATCAGAGTTGAATAAGTCGTTTCATTAATTGATGAAATTGTTGTCTCACGCAATCTAATAAGTACATCATTGATTAGTTCAAGGTAGGTCATGTTCTTGTCAACCCTTCTTCTTCAATAGTGACTGCAACAGCAAA